CGAAAAGTATGTAAAGGAGTGGCCGATATAGTAGCAGGAAGAAAAGATAAGTTAGTTTTGGGTAATCTTTCAGCAAAACGAGATTTTGGATATGCAAAGGAATATATGGAATGGGTGTGGAAAATGATGCAACAGCCTGAGCCGGATGATTTTATTTTAGCTACCGGAGAAACACATTCTATTGAGGAATTTGTAAAGGAAGCATTTGCAGCAGCTGGTATTAATAATTGGGAAAAGTATGTACGGTTTGATAAAAATTTATTACGTGCTGCAGAAGTTGATCTTTTACTTGGTGATTATTCAAAGGCAGCAAAAGTTTTTGGATATAAACCTAAAGTGCGATTTAAGGAGTTAGTAAAAATAATGATGGATGCAGAATTAAATAAATAGAAACTATGGAAAATATATATTCAAAGATACATCCGGAGATTCTATTGCATACTACTTTTAGGATGAGTGATGTAGGCGAAGTTGAAAACAGAGTTGATATAACTGATGTAAAAGAATACTTACAATGTGTTCTGATGAAGATTGAAAAGAATAAGGAATTTGCAGCGCACACACACATAAAGAAAACAAAGGTATTTCCAGAATTTCAAGTACAAGAGTGTTTTATAGTTGTTCTAGGAAGTGTTTTAATTACTGTATTTGATATAGATAATACATTACTTGATACCGTTATTCTTAGAGCAGGGGATCTTGCCATCCTTTTGGAGGGTGGGCATTCTTTACGCACTGGAAAAGAAGGTGCTGTAATGTATGAGATAAAAACAGGTCCTTATGAGGGACAAGTAAACGATAAAAAACATATATAATGATTGAAAAACCTACCATAGTACTTGTTTTACGTTCCGGAAAAGATTTCTCTTTTCGAGATGTAGAATTGATTGCCAAGCATATTAATGGCAAGTGGATGTCAGCAAATCGCCCACGTATTATTTGTTTGTGGGATAAGGCTAGTCAGCATTATACGTTAGGTAACATAGAATTTATACCCCTTACAAATAAGTGGCCGGGTGTTTGGAGTAGAATGACTCTGTACAGTCCTGAGATGGAACAGTACAGACCATTCCTTTATGTTGATTTAGATACTGCTATTATACAATCTTTAGAAAAGATATTTGAGTTAGTTCCGGATCCATCTTTGTTCATCCCCTTAGAGGATTTCTATCAAAAAGGCAAACTTGCCACCGGCATAGCATGGATCCCTGCTAATTCAGATAAGATTAGTAAGATATGGAAAGCGTGGAAGGGGCCTACTGGTAATCGAATGGATTACTTTCTTCGGAAGGTTGTAAATCCAGATATGTTTTGGCAACAGCTCACTACTACTATTTGTGATTTTAAACCAAAAAAAGGACAGGTATTAAGTCAGGTTCCACCTGATGCTAATTTGGTTTGTTTCCACGGTAAACCGAGAATACATGATGCAGCTTTTGCTTCAATGAGTTTGGATTGGGTTACAAAATATGTGGAAGAGGAGTTTTCTGTAAAAAGGAAAAGGGTAACTGTTATTATTCCTTACAATGTAAATCGAGGTTATCTTAAGGAGGCAATAGATAGTGTTCCGGATAATGTTCAATTGCTCGTAAGTCAGGGCACAGGCAACTGGCCGGAGAATTTTAATAAGGTTTTAGATCAGGCAGAGGGTGATTACATCAAATTCCTGCATGAAGATGATAGGTTAACAGAAAACAGCATTGCTGATGCTGTTCAGTTCTTCGAAGAAAATGATGTTGATTTTATTCATGGGAATGCCTTAGAGTTGAGTATGAGTGGGGGAAGGCAACATGTCTACAAGCCTAAGAAAACACAGCCGGTACTAGCTGATATGTTAAAGAAGAATTATATTCACAGTGCTACTTTGATGTACAAGAAGGAAGTATTTAAAAAGGTAGGGACTTTTGACGAGTCTTTGTGGGTAATGGAAGAATATGAATTTAATCTTAGGTGTCTAAAGGCTGGTATGAAACTTGGATATTGTGATTCAACATTGGCAATATATCGTAGACACCCTGAACAAAAAGTCAGAGTAGTCCCACAGGGAACAAAGAAAACAGAACGGGAAATGGTAAAAGATAAATATAGGTAATGGCTATTAGACGTGAAATATTAGTAACTGGGTGTCCTAGAAGTGGAGCAAGTATGATTACTGCAGCATTAACAGCATGTGGTGCCTTTGGTGGTGAGATGTCCAAGAGGGGTATGTACAGTAATGACAGGATAAGGGAAGAGTTAATGAAGCCTTATTTGTTGCAAGCCGGTTATGATCCTGATGGAATTACCAAATTACCAGTTACTGATGATTTATTTATACCACATAATTGGAATAGAAGAGTGTATGAAACTTTAGAGCACCAAGAGGATACAGGAGATACTTGGATTTATAAAGATGCCAGAGTAGCCTTAACTTGGCCTATTTGGGAACATGCGTTTCCGAATGCTAAGTGGGTTATTGTGAGAAGAAGAACAGGAGATATAGTTCAATCGTGTATGAAAACCGGATATATGACAGGACGTTCCACAGAAGATGAATGGAAAGAGTGGGTACGGGAACATAATAATAAGTTTGTTGAAATGATTGACCATGGTTTAAATTGTAAGGTAATATGGCCTGAGAGAATGGTTCACGGTGATTATCAGCAATTATATGAACTATGTGAATGGTTGGGGTTAGAATGGAACAAAGATGCATTAAACTTTATTGAACCGCTATTGTGGGGACATAAGCAAAAAGAGAGGAGTATATAATGGCTAGGACAACAGAAGCAGACGTATTGGAGATAATGGATAATGATTTGACAGAAGCTCAGGTTTCTCCATTTCTCGTAGGGGCAAACTTATTAATAACAGCTGCATTTACATCTGGTAATACTTCAGATAGTTTGTTGGAGGAAATTGAAAAATGGCTCACAGCACATATGATAGCCATGACAATAGCCAGAACAACAGCTACGGAAGAACTAGGGGATGCTAAAGTAAAGTACACTGGATACTGGGGTAAAAAATTAGAGGCTACTCCGTATGGACAAATGGTTCAGGTTTTGGACACTGAGGGTTTAATGGGGAATTTAGGAAAAGCAGGAGCAAGTATGTACGCAGTACCAAACTTTGACTCATGAGCATAATAAATATGATAACTAGAAATTGCACGCAGACTGCTGTGTATTGGGCTACTCCCGTTAAGGATGGGCGTGGGACATTTACTTATACCGATCCAGTAGAGATTAAGTGTCGTTGGGAAGCGAAGACTCACATAGTACGAGAAGATGATGGCACACAAGAAATATTTGGTGGTGAGGTGTTTATTCTTCAAGATGTGGTAAATGAAAGTTTATTGTATTTAGGAACACTTGATGATTTGGATAGTGATCAGGAAGATGATCCGACTTCTATTAGTGGAATTTGTAAAATTGAAAAATTTGAGAAGATTCCTATATTGGGGTCAACTACGGAATTTAAACGAAAAGCATATTTAACATTATGGCGGTAGGAACAAATATAAAAGGACTTGATATAGTAATAGCTAATCTCAATGCTGAAATAGCAAAGATTGAAGGTGTTACTAATAAAGGTTTAATTATGTCTGCGGCATACATCCGTAGAGATATGGAAAAGACAGCCCCTCGTACACCTGTTGATTTGGGTAATTTACGAGCATCTTGGTTTGTTGTTTCTAAAACTGGTAAAGCTTCTGTGGGGAGTTTAAAAAAATTTAAAGGGAAAAAGGCATCAATTTTTGCAGCAAAACACACGTCAAATGTTGCATCTGCCAAAGCTGATTTACCAAGGGGTAAAAATAAGATAGGTATTACAATGGGATACACTGCTAATTATGCATGGTATGTACATGAGATGATTGGTAAGAATTTTAAACAAAAGAAACAACCAGGAGCAGGTCCAAAATGGTTTGAGGCTTCTTTGGCTAGGAATAAGAAAAAGATACTACTAATTATTAGAGATAACGTAAAAAAGGTAACATAAAACTAAGATAATGAACAGTCCCTCAGAAGATGTAAAAGATATGTTAGTAGCAGAAAGTACGTTAAGTCTTACTTTTGCCACTGATTTATTTATAGGAAAAGAAGAAAAAGATCCTGATGATTGTGTTACTATATTTGACACTCCGGGAGGTCCCCCGGCATTAGGATTAACAAGTCAAGGATATGAATATGCTTCTATTCAGATAAGAGTGAGGAATGGCTCTTACACTACTGGATGGAACCTTATAGAAAAGATAAAGACCGCTTTACACGGCCGGGCACAGGAGACGTGGAACAGTACTTTATATTCTGTTATTTATGCCACCCATAGTCCCGCTTTATTGGATTGGGATGATAACGGAAGAGTTCGATTTATTATTAATTTTAACATCCAGCGAAGATAGTTGTATGTTAATCAATTTAAAAGGAGGTAAAAATGGCTAGTAATGCAGTATCCGGAGTAGGCACAGTATTTAATCGTTGGAGTGGTTCAGCGTGGGTGCCTCAAGCCGAGATTAACTCGATCACCGGTCCTAGTATGTCCAGAGACACAATTGATGTGACTTCTCTAGACTCTTCAGGGGGGTATCGTGAGTTTATTACCGGATTTCGTAATCCTGGGACAGTAACATTGTCTATGAACTTTACTCGTACAACGTATGAGCAAATGTTAGATGACTTTGAAAGTTCTACTGCTCAGAATTATCAGATCGACTTACCAGACGATGAAAGTACCAGTTTGGACTTTATCGGTTTGGTAACTGAATTGCCGTTAACTATTCCTGCTGATGACAAAATCACAGCAGATGTTACAATTCAGGTAAGTGGTGAAGTAGCACTTAGCTCAGGAGGAAGCTCAGGAGTATAAATTATTTCAGACCTAATCAAGGTTTATTATTAACATTAATTATTTAAAATTCTAATCATGGGAAATTTATTAGGCAGAAAATTGTTACTTGCAAAAGAAGAATGCAAGATTGAAAAAGTTAAACTGGAGAGTGGAGATTATGTATTTGTTCGTCAAATGAGTGGACGAGATCGTGACCGTTGGGAGTCAAGTATTTTGAAGAGGGTTGAAAAAGCAGGTAAAGTTACAATGGAACAAAATCTGGAAGATTTCAGGGCAAAGTTAGTTGTGGCTACAGTGTGTGATGAAAAAGGTATTTTACTTTTACAACCTGCAGACGCACCTATTCTTAGTCAAAATATGACTGCTCGATCATTGGAAGTCATTGTGGAAGCTGCTCAAAAACTGAATAAGATAACAGAAGAGGATAAGGAGAATTTAACAAAAAACTCAGAAGCCGCCCAGAGCGGCAGTTCTACTTCCGACTCTGTAAAGAACTAGGGTATCCTCATCCAGATTACCTATTGGAGCAATTGACATCGGAACAGCTTAGTGAATGGGAAGCATACGATAGATTAGATCCAATAGGTTCGTGGAGAGAAGATTATAGATTAGCTTACTTATCGGCATTAGTGACGAACATAGCAATAAGTATGAATGTCAAAAAAGGGACAACTCCGGAATTGAAAAGTCCGATAGACTTTATGCTTAATTTTGATGTTACTAATAAAGAAGAAGTAAAAGAAGTCACACAGCAGAGTGTTGAAGAAATGAAAAATGCTGTGTTAGGAATAAATAAAGCATTCACGAAGAAAGAAAGAAGAAAAAAAGAGCCGCCGAAACATTTAGTAAAAAAGGTAAAAAAATAGAGAAACCATGGATATAGGAACATTAAAAGTAAGTTTAGTAGCGGACACATCAGGTTTATTGACAGCTCAAGTTGCTATGGGCACGTTTTCAAAACAATCTATTGCTTCTATAAATACGATATCACAACGATTTCGTACTTTTGGATATTTAGCAACAGCAGCATTAACAGCACCAAT